AACACAAAAGAAACTACGCAGCAACAGTGATTGCGTTGAAATTGCAACTTGACGCTGTACCCTCGTTGACATACAAAGCGGTAGCATCACCACCATCAGTATGGATGAAGATACAGCCAATCGCATAACCAGAAGCCTCATCTGTAGGGACAGTGTTACCGTAGGCTATGAGGATACCGTCTTCGATTGTCCAGATCGGGATAACCGTAGTAGAAGCTGCGGGTCCGGGGATCATGTTTTCGTGTTCAAAACTCTCGCTTGCCATCAGTGCTCTCCTATGATTTGGTTACTGTTTGCCATGTTCGCAACATACGATGCCGAGGCCCACCGATTCGGGTGAACATACGGCTACGGGCGTCGGCCTCGTGTGCTCTCGGCAACGCCTTTTGGATGTATCGTTCGATATGCCCGGCCTGGATATTCGAGAAGAACTGTTCGGCCTCTGATAGGCATGACGCCTTCACAACTTCGTCGAACTGACTGGGGCTCGGAATCAGGTTGTTTAGTGGTTGGACGACATACACACTGTCATTCGCAACCGGGTCTGTGCCACCGGCACTACCATCGGACTTCAGCCAATCAGCAACAGTGAATGTGCCGGTGGACCCGGTATAATCGGTAACAATCGCATACGAACCGCGGCCAGTACCGTCGATAATCTCAACCTTCCAACCGTTGAAGTAGTCATCGGCCTCGTCTCGTGTCGAATCGACTACAGTTGTAGTCGAGGCTCCAGTCGCCAGGCCAAGCTCCAAGTCGATTTTGTTGAAGTCGAGGACGTAAGGCCATTCCAAAGTATCAGCCTGGACAGGATCAGGGTAAACGATGAGTTCCTGTCGCCGAGTTGGTCCGAGCGTGCCAACTACGGGTTCGAGAGGTCGGATCGCGGCCAGGAACGGATAGCCAGTGTCGTTGCTGTTCTGTCGTTTCTTTCGGATTATGTTCTCTGCCGCCCAAAAGATACGTTGCCGGTGAACCGCGTCCTTGTCGTAACTGATGTCTCCGCTGACTTCGCCGCCGTAGTACTCTGGCAACGGATACCGGCCTATGTCTCCAGCAACAGTCTCGTACTGAGTGATAGTGAATGTACTTGAAGCGGCGGGGTCCGTGCCTCCCGCGTTTCCATAGGCGTCAAGCCAGTCGGCAACGGTGACGATTCCGCCTGAAGCGGTATAGTCGGTGATCTGGGCGTAACTTCCCTCCCCTGTTCCTCCGGTAATGTATATCCAGTAGTCGTTGAGATCGTCGTCTGCGTCATAAGTATCCTCCAACGTCGCATCTGTCAGCGACGTGCTATCTGCGGCGTCAGCCGTACCTGTCTCCTGTACGTTCGAGATATTGACCTGAAGTATCCGTTTACGCCATTCCCAACCAGTAGGCGGAGCATCAGCGATGAACTGCCGGATACCGTCGTTGATGACTTGTTTTATGTCTTCGAGGTCATCATGGTTGGCTGGGGGCATCGCCCGACTCGTCCCGTTCACTCCCCGGTATGCCGTCCCCGCTTCCTTCGCTATTCTCGTCGCCAGTTGGAGTACAGTTAGAATTGACGTAGGTTCGCTCATTTTCTACCTCGAAATATTCCATGCAACAAAACTGCACCTGTCTCAGATCATTGACCAGCGCGATATGTGTCGCTCTATCGCAATGCAATGTAGCGAGCGCTTGGTCAATTCGATTGATCGCTTCTTGAACTTGTTTCTTGTCCATTTGATTCCCCTTTATCCTACATTGTCTTTAATCACAACTTTGAGTTCCTGACCAGAGTTGATGAGTTGGGCCAGTTTACCTGCTTCGGTCTGACCGAAATGCACACCTCTTATAGTCAATCTATCGCCGTTGGTCTTGGTCGTGAACTCAAGCTGATCTACTGTTGCGGTAACTTCTGCTTTCATCGTAAACTCCAAAAAAGCCGCCCTGGGGCCGAAGCCCCAGGACAGCGAACAAAACAGTTTACAAACTACCTGTTAACATGATCTCTGTCGCACCATTCGCAAGACTGTTATCGTCGAGGATGTAACCAGCTACCTGGCCGTAGGCTCCACCTATGGCAGAACTGTAATCACGCAACTGAATACTACCATCGTAGCGCCACACAACCTCGCGTCCATGATCGGTCGTACCGCACTCGCCTTGAGGCGCGAGCCAGCAACGACCAGCATACTGCTCCCAGTGATACACATTAGCCGCAGTAACCTCAACTGCCGAGATACCGATATGACTCTTGTTGTATGCGTCAGAGCCTTCACTGTACTTAACAGCCGAGTACGGTGACGGCATAACGAAAGCATAACTCGAAGTCGTAAGAGCCTCGGTTAGAGGAGCGTCGAGGTAGATCGTAACAGTCTCTCCGATGGCAGCGGCGGTATTTCCGACTACCATGCGCTGTTGTAGTTCATGGTCCGTTGAAGTCGAAGTCGGCTTCAATACAATATGGCCATTTGCAAGGTCGTCTGCGGTATGTGTCACTACCGCCGTCATCTGTACTGATTTTGCACCCAAAGCCGAAGCAGCGGCCAAGGTTGCGTAGTCAATACCAGTCGCAGGAATAGCGTTGTTAAACACATTTCCACGACCGACAGAACACGCACCGGCAGATTTGCAGTACACAAACTTTCTACCATCAGGAAGTTCGACAGAATCGCCGATGTTCCAGTGTGCGTCCTTAACCGTAGACTGCCGGTAAAGGAAGTCCCAAGAGCCTTGCGTAGAACTCTGAACCAAACCGGCTTCGCCAAGGCGAACCGATCTTACAGTGTACTTACTCATTAGATTCTCCTTGATTACGAGGTTTTGTGCAGGACATGACCGCACTTACGGATGTTCTCGACCAGCACGTTATGAGCACCATCAACGAACGAGGTAAACGTGGTGTGCTGTCTACGGTCAACCATAGCCGGGGTTTTCTTCATCCAGTAGCCGTCATGGACCACGGGCTTGAAATAACTGAGGTCGAAGGTGTAGATCGGCGTATAGGACGCACTATCGAGTGTGTCCAGCGGGATCACCGGAACACGGTTGATGCGCACCAGATCACCGTCTACCACCAACAGACCACCCAGAGCTTCCTTACCCGTGCTAACATGGTTGTCGTCCTTGTTGTCCACCAACTCCATGATGTCCAACACGCTGTCAGTACCCGCAACTGCCTTCATCTTCATGGCCCGCTCACGCATCAACGGAGTGTTGAGTATGATCGGCACGCGGAACTTGGTCTTAATACAAGCCTTGCGGTACGCCTTGAGGAAAGCGTTGTTGATGGCAGTGTACGGAGCGGCCCAGTTACGCCACTTGGACTCGGTGTTAGCGTCGATACCGGCTATAATCGTGCCAGTAGTCGCATCACCGAACGTGACGGTAGCACCGTTGAACCCAGCCGTGCTGTTGATCGTACCCGACGTATTGAGAACACGCAGGTAATACGGCAACGTGAACGGCTTGGTCTTATCCGTAGCACTATCGGGCACACCGATCATCGTCTCTTCGATCAGATCAGCGAGGTCGATGATAGACTTGTCCCTACGAGTCTGAACGAGATTGACGTAACCCTTCTCCGAGTTCATCTGCTGGACGATCTCAAACTCGTCCCAAGAAGCATTAGTGCCAAGCAATGCCCAATGGACATCAATAGTCTGGATCGAATCACCAAACTTCGGCTCATCCGTGTCGTACATGGTACGATAACGGGCATTGCCAGAGGTGTCGAACGAGACTTTACGCTGTATGCTGGTTCCGCCATCTATCGAGACGTTGTTCTTCTCGAACATGGAGCACCAGAAATACTCATTATGGTCAAGAGCATACTCAAGCTCCTGATCCGGCAGATCGGCCAACGTAGTCGTCAACAGGTCTGCAATATCTTCCGGTCTGTAACCCATTATTTATCTCCCAAACAACTTTCGCAAACGCCGTCCTGCGTTTTGCTCGGCCTTCTCTTTCGTCTTCACATTCGAGTCAGCCACTTTCTTGGTCGCAGAAGGCTCAAGAGTAATGGCCTTGCTACGCTTGACCGCTTTTGCTTTGATGCTTTTTCGGATTGTCGCCTCCTGTACGTCCTTCGTGACGAGGAAATGCGCACGCTCAAATGCCTCATCCAGAGACATATCTACTCCTTGCTGTTGAGCACCGAGCATAATCAGATTGGCCTGTTCGGCAACTTCGTACCGTTTCTTGATCTGACCCTGTGTGAGATTGTCCCAGTCCCTAGAACCTTTCTCCACTTCGCCATACGTCTCCTTATATGCCGCAACATCAGGTCGTTCAAAGAAACTGTCGATCTGCTGTACTATAGCCGCGTCCTGTGCTGCCTGGGCTTTGGATACCTTATCCTCGCCCTTGGCGTTGGTCTCCCTGAGAGAGTTGACCTCATCAGAGAGACTCTGATTCTGCTCTACTACCTGCTTGAGCACACCCACAATGGGGTCGTTCTCATACTCTTTCTCTAAAGCGGTGAAGTCGATCTTACTCGCCTTCGGCTTCGGTTCTGGCTTAGGCTCTGCCGGAGATTCCGGGGTAGTAGCCCTGGCCTTACCAAGTTCTGAGAATTTCTTGCTCAGGTTGTTCTGGCTCTCCAGCGCTTTAGCACAGGTCTTTTTTGCCAACCCAGGATTGGCCTGTGCCAACTCCTCGATGTCATCCTGGGTCCATCCGCTGTGTATGGCCGCACGGATTTCGGCCTGCGTTAGAGCGTGTTCATCTCCTGCCGGTTCATCTTCTGGCTTGTCACCTGCCGGTTCATCGTCTGATTCAGGTTCGGGTTCCGGCTCATCCTCTTCAGGCTGAGGGTCGTCCTCCGGCTCATCATCAGGTTCCAGGGTAGGCTCTGGCTCATCCGGGGTAGGGTCGTCTTCATCACGTAACGCATCCAGATTCTCTCTGGCGTGATCGAGCACCGACTGGTGCTTTGCTTCCTGTTCTGCCTTTTCTGCGTCTAACTGTTTTTGTTCGTCTTCTGTAAGCATTTTGATCTCCGATAAATAAGTCTGCCAGCTTCCCCTTTACGCTGGGGTAGGTTATTAGGCGATCCTCGTTCGTCCCAACTGGGACTTGGTTCTTTGTGGTTTCTTATAACATCCAGCAGATTGCTCCGCGTACCGTTCCTGTTGTTTCGGACTTGTGAATACCGGCTGACCTTCCGGCGTCACCTCAATATCAGGGTAGAGTTTTCGGTGCTCTGGAATATCATCAGGATGAAAGGCGAGTGAATCACTCACATGCCGATAATCTCCACGCAATCCCGATACTGCCGCTAGCATACGCATGTCATCGCCACACGTCGGGCACTTGTGTATGCCTTTGATTGTGGTGTCTGTTACCTCGGTGTAGTCCCGGTCACAGATGAATCGGTGTTCGGCCATGTTTATCCCCCCTGTTTATAAAAGTAAATGGCTAATGGTCCTATGTTTATATGCCCATATTTTTCTTCGGGAACAGAACCAAAACCAATCAACCAACGACTAATGTTGACACTAATATGAATATTATAGCCCCATCTATCCCAACACATCTTATTGTAGAGACTCGTCTTCATGTTTATCCCCTCTTTTGCCGCCTCATTTTAGCTCGTTCTGTCAGTCCTGCCGCAGATTTGGCATTGACAACGGCTTGTTCGGCATCTTGAGTCTTTCGGACAAGTTCCCGTTTAACTGTTTCGTAGAATCCTTTGCGTTTGTCGTTCTTAATGGCTTCGGCTCTTATCAAAGTATCTGCCGCGTCTCTAACTTCATACTTTTCAAAGCCGTTTATTTTCTGGTCTCGCATCGGGATCGCCTCCATTAGTAAACCCCTTGATTAGTGCTCTGTGCCATAGCAGCAGACGATTGCGCCTGCTGTCTGAAATCCTGCGTCGGCGTAGCAATGGGCCGGGCCATCGCGTTGCCCTGGTTCTGTTGTGCCCCGGCTATCGACCCACCTGATCCCGCCTTGCCAGGATTCTGTGGGCCAAGCATCATCATTATCTCCATCTTCTGTTGCCATTCAGGATCGTTGAAAATCTCCTGAACCACGTCCTCTATCCCCATCTCAAAGGCAACCTGAGTCAGATAACGGTTCAGATTGAACGGCTGGCCTATCTGCATTAGGACCATAGCAGTCTGAGCAGCACCGGGGATGATATTGGTACAGAAGTCGATTACACGTTTCGATCTAACCATTGGATCGAGCTTGCTCATCGACCGGGCCACGATGGTAAACGTGTAGTCGAGGAAGTCGCCCATCCGTTGTTCCGGCGTCAAGACGAGTTGTACCTCGTCGCCACCAGTAGTCCGCTTGGTAAGCGGTAACTCGATGAACGGATCAGTGTGCAGATACCACGCGATCCGCCGCTGTATCTCGGCGGTCCCGTCATAGACCATATCACGAGCATCCTCAATGCTGATCGAGGCATTGTTCTGAAGGGCCTGAACAGCCGTGGCTGTAGTGCTCTTACCGCCCGGTATGTCAGACCCACTGATGAGTTCGGGATTCCCGGCCATCGTATTGTAGATGCTGTTGAGTTCAGACAGGAACCGCTCGTTGTTCGGATTCTGTCCGCCGAACGACACGACCTGGATACCCTTGGGGTCCATCGTCGGAACCCACTCATTCGTCACAGCCTCCTCGATCTGACTCACGGTATCGAGTTGTGCCGGATTGTAGAGTCCGATGTCTTTCTGAGACTCGAACTGA